GACTGTTGCTTTCACAGTTAAACTGTATAGCACCGGGGTTACTATTACCACGAACTGTTACATGTCCTGTGCCTTTTGCCTCTAGGTCAAGGTCAATGTTGGAATCACCACCTGTTGCAGATAGTTTAGGTGGATTACCTGTTGCCGCATTGGTTACGTCAAATTGATTGACTGCAGAGCTAGTTGTTTGGAATATTATTTGCTCATTGCCGTTTTCATCCCCGATAAAATGTGCGTCATCAATAAGTATATTATGTGAATTTGTGTCCAAGTCGTTGCCAAGCTGGGGAGAACTGTCTGACGCTAAATCTGTCAAACCACCAGCGGAAGATATCAAATTTCCCACTGTTATTTTTCTCAATGCACTGGCAGAATTGTCGTGCATCAACACTACATCATTAGATGTGTCTACTGAAGTTTCGGCTGTCTGACCCGTAATAACATTTGCGTTGACCATTGCAGTTTCAACAGCACCGCTTGCGATAGTTACCGCACCCGCACTACTGATTGTTACATCTCCAGATACGGCAACTGGATTGAAGTTTGTACCGTCTGCCACCATGATGTGACCAGAGGTGTTCGTAGCCATAGTGATGTCATCGCCTGTAACGGTCAAATCACCAGTTACAACAACGTCACCGCTAAAGGTGGCCTTACCCGCAAGAGCCATGTCAATGTCGAGGGCAGTAATAGCAGATGAACCATCCGTGCCTTTGATGGCAAAGTTCTTGTCTGCTGTGCTTACAGTAAGTTCTACATCAGATGAGTTGTTTGCAATGTCAAGGATGGATGAACCATCATCTTTGAAAACAACATTTGCACCCCCTGCATCAAGAATGATATCGCCAGCAGCATCTAGGGTGATGTCAGAAGAACTATCAATCTCTGCAATTACAGGAGTCGTGAGTGTTTTGTTTGTAAGGGTTTTAGTTGTCTGGGCTAGGTACGTATCAAAGGTATCTACTGTTGTCTGGCGCATCGTGCCATCATCATTAGTTACGATACCGTCCCCACCTGCGACCGCTGTTGTACCAGCAGATGTACCACCATCCATGAGGTTTAGTTCAGCAGTTGTTGCTGTAACACCGTCCATAATATTGAGTTCTGAGGTTGATGCGGTAACACCATCCATGATGTTTAGTTCTGCTGCTGTGGCAGATATAGCTGTCCCGTTGTAATTAATGGCATCCACATGAGCAGTGCCATCTATGTACAAATCCTTGAACTCTGTGCCTGATGCCCCTAAGTCAACATCGTTGTCCGTTACAGGAACAATTGCTCCGTCTTGGAAACGAACCTGTTCTACGGCAGAACCAGCACCCCCTGCATCTACAAAAACTCCAACACGATTGTTTGTATTGTCAACAACAACTTTGTTTAGAGGCGTGGCAACACCGGGGTCTCCAATCAAACCAATGACTGGACCTTCTGCTGCCGTGCCGTCGTGTTTGTGACCAGATGTGTTTACAAACGCCGCAAGTACTTGGTTAAATTCATCGTTACTGTGTGCAGCGGTGATAACATCACCATCTGAGAATGTTGATTGACGGGTGTAACCTGCCATGTTTTATCTCCTTCCACCCGGAGTAAATTCCAGTTGATATCCTTTAATTGAAATTGGGTCGGCACCATCTGCATCATCTAAACGAACAGACACGGTAAATCCGCTACCCTCAATACTTTGTCGAACAATCGGCTCCCCTGATGAGCCGTACACCGCTGTTCCGTATGCGTTAGTTCCGTAGATGGCTGAAGAGCCACCAATAGTTAATGGGTAAGGGTTAGGTTGGGGTATGCTAGTGGAACCGAAATCGTATCTAATCCGAAAGTCTGAATCAACTGGGCCTTCGTTATTGTAGTTCCAGATAATTCTTTGCATCATTTTTCTGATGCCAACATCCCCCATCGTGTAAGCCGGAGACTCATACAAAGCAGATATGTTTGTTCCGTCAAACTTCGATGTATCTTCCTGTTTGTATACGTACCCGTCGTACCCGCCGTGAATTATGGTTTCAGTCCCGCTAATAAACCCTGAAGCACAACAAGCAGGTTTCATTCCTATTATGTCAGCGTATTCCCATCCAACACCGCCCTCTACACCGGACTTTATAACGCCTATAATTCCTGAAGCAGAACCTACAGCTTGAGAATCCCCCGGAAAAAATAATCTGTATTGACTCTTCTTTCGGATTACAAGAGATGATATACGGTCAGTTGTAACATTATCTAGGCGGGGCTGAATTTGTTTGGATATGGTTCCAAGTTCAACGTCACCAATTCTTTCAGTACCAGCAATGGTTCGCAAACCGTCGGGAGCAAGGTAAACAATGTCACCTGATATCTCCTGAATACTAAAGCCATCCACGCAACCAATCTTTCTGGTTACAGGAACAACGGCAAAATCTGAAAGGCTTGAACCTGTTACCTTAAAGATTGAATCTTCACAAAAAACAAACAGGTTTTCACGGAAGACTTTTATACCTACGATAACACCGTCTACTTTTATAGACCCCGCACCCGAACCACCTGTAAAGTCATCTTCGTCAAAGGGTACACTAAATATAAGTTCTTGAGGGGTAGCAGACATGCCAGCATAAAAAGCGTGGCTTCTGAATATCTCGACGAACTTTGGGTCTGCAGGTCTGCCGGATGCACTTATGTCACTTACGGATGAGTTGTCAAATATGGATGCGAGGTTGGCACCATCCACCATAATCATCTTGTCGGTGCCGTTGAAGTTGTAATTTACAAAGTTATATCTTCCGGCACTGGTGCGGCCTGTATCAATACTTGTGTAACCACTACCCGAACTCTTAAATACAGATGTTCCTTGTGCAACAATCACTTGGTTTTTGTATATGTGAACACCAAGAATTGTACTTGACGAACTGCCAACCTGTGCAGAGTCAAACTTAGAGAACCCACTTATACGGCGATAGCCCCCGTTTATGTCAGGTTCAAAGTTTTTTAACTGTATTGCAGCACCTTGAGGTAGAGAAAAGGTATCTTTATCAAGAACCAGCCCACCACCTAGACGTACAACATAGGGACTCTGTAGTGAAGTATCTGGCATTAAACGGCTCTCATGTAGTCCTTACGGTTGATAAGTTCAACACGCATACGGTTCAAACCCTGTTCGTAATCTCTCAGTGCAAGCTGTGAAAACTGAGTATCCGAACGTAACATGTGAGTGTAGTAACGAGCGCGGTTTACGATAACGTCGTGAAATCTCTCAGGTATAGCAGGTGTGTCTGTTGATGCCACCATGTCTGAATGTGTCGCATAGTAATAGTAACGAACAGTGTAGGTAGCTACATCAGGAACCGGAGACAAACCTATTTTTTCATCAGGAGTTTGGTAGACAAACCGGGGAAGACCTTCACTATCCCCTGTTGGGTTGGTGTCGGTTTCATTTAGGCTTTCAATATATTCATTAAATGATATGTACTTCAAAGTTCTTTCTGCAGTAGTTGCAGACTCTTGAACAGTAAAAGTATCAAAGTCTATTGTTTTTGCAGCAGCAGGTGGGGTGTACTCTGATGTGCTTGCAGTTGTGGTAAAAGAAGTGGATACAATAGTAAAGGGCCACTGAACTTCAGAGTTTATAATGTCCCTTTGGGATTTGTTTATAAAGTCCTTTACTGAAGTCTGTATACCCCTGCTCGAACCAATTGTTGTAAGTTCAACTTCGTTGACTTCGCGTAGAACAGCATTTATTAGTTCAAGAAATGTCATGGTTTGGTTTGCTCTTCTTTTGTCTTAGTTTGTACTGTTTGACACCGCTGGGTAGAGTTCGTAAAAGCTTTAGGTCTTCTTTTTTGTACACTGGTAGGAACTTTGTTTTTCTTAAATCAACTGGCTTTAACAGTTGATGCCGTATCACTTTTTGTTCCAATTTAGTACTGTGCGGTGCTTTTTCCAAAACCAGTTGCCAATACAAGTAAAGGGCTTACCCATTGAGAGTAAAGCCCAGCCTAGCTGTCTAATCAAACAGGGACGGATATCTGTCATCCGTGATTTCATCCAATGCCTCAAGCCTACTATTTGCTTCTTCCCAACTTCCAAGAGCTTTATCCATTTCCGCAAGAAGGTCTGGATGCTCCCCAATAGCTGTTGGATTTTGGAAGTAATTTGTGAGAGTATATTTTGCACTTTTTTTCTGTGCCTCGTATCTATGACGTAATGCGTCTATTGCAAGTTGTTTCATGGTATTCCCTTCAAAAGTATTATATACGAATTTTGAAGTTTAGTCAAGAATTTAATTGACAATCCCTGATGCGGTAGAAATCATCAAAGCTATAAAGAGTCCAACACCGACTGCAATAACCATTGCTATTACAAATCCTACCTTGATGTTATCCATCATTTCTTCTTGTCGTAGGATTTCTGCTCTTCGTGCAGCGGCTGCAGCTTCCTTTGCGGCTTGGATACGCTTCGCTCTTTCAGCTACGATGCCCTTCCAAGTTCCCGGACCAAACCTCATGTCAACCATTGTGGCTACTTCTTGGAGTTTTTCTGCAGCGATACGTGCATCAATGACTTCACGGGCAACAGTGTCTACACCAAACTGATCCCCTAGACCTACACTACCCGCCTTTTTGTTACGGGTTTGTTGTACCTGCTTTTCGCCCTCGAACAGATTATCTATGTAACCCGCTATGTCTCCAATGTCGTTGGCGGTTCCTATTGCAGATTTGATACCGTCTACTGCACTCTTCACAAGGGCTATACCTGCGAGTGTTTCTGCAATCATTAGGTTACTTTCGTTTTGGTTGTGGTTATTCTACTATACGAACTATGTAGTTAGAACCGTCAGCATTTTTTGATACTTCTACTGTTTTATTTTCGCAGGAGTATCGCACTGTTTGGCTCTTCTTATATAGATTCCTTTCTATGGTTCTTTTAGCTTTTAGGCATTTTGATATCTTTTCAAATGCCGTGTGTTCAGAAACATCGCCGCCCATATACAAGATAAGAGTTATGGTTTTAATGATTTCCATTTCTTAGTTTCTCTAAGTTTTCTTCTAAGGCGTTTAATCGCTTCTCATAGAACTCTAGGGTTAGCTTTTGTTGTTGGTCGTAAGGAGCTTTGCCCTCGTCTATCTGTGTAGACAAATCATCTAACTGATTTGACAGATGCTCTATCAGCATAAACTGTTCGCTGTCGGCTGGCAGTGACCCCATTTCACCTCTAGGCCATTTAATTCTGAACTCTGTGTTCTGTCCCAAATCAGCTTCCATCATTGTGATGTTTGTTTCTATCTGATTCAGACGTTCGATAATACCAAAGTATGCCCATGTTGCTACACTAGCAGCAGCCACCATACTTATGATGTTACGTAGGGGTAGCGCAACTTCTGTGTTCTCGTTTAGCTTTGTAGCCATTATTCAATACCTAGTATCCTAGATAATCCAAAAACCTCTAGCAGCATGAAGGTAAAGAACAACAACAGTATGCTACCTGCTATCAATTTGCCGCTAAAGTTTGTTGACCCTATTCGGATGGCAATGAACTCGTTGCCCAGTATTCTAAGTATCAGTTCAAAACTGTTTTCAGTGATGCTTACGGCTACGGGCTTTTCTGTATCAGTCATTCTCTTTATCCATTTCAACGCAGAAACAATTCGCATCAGGATTGTCGAACCCGTGTTCCGTTATAGATACGTGACAGT